TCTACTTCTGGTTTATTAACATAGGCGCGTAACGCATAAGTGGGATCATTTGATAGCCGATCTGAAATAATTGCGTATTGCATGACTTCCGCTATGATCTGCCTTATTGCAATTGCCTTATTCTCACCAGTGCCTTTTCCAGTTTTTAATACGCGCTTAACAGCATTATCCATGATATTTTTTATATCTACCGATGTCACATCTTTAATCGGCTTATCACCTATCATCGGGAAGATATCAACTTCATATGCAAGATTTCGAACATAAAGCCAAGTTTTAGATTTAAAATTCTTTTTGTGTTCGCAAAATTCATAAGCAATTGCCCGGAAAGTTTCAGCTCGGGATTGTATAGCCTCCAATCTCTCATTTTTCAGGGAAGTTATTGGGTCAATATTTTTTGCAAGCTGCTCGCGATACTCAATAGTTTTTGTTCTAGCATACGAAAGACTTATTTCTGGATACTGACCGATCGTAAGCATTTGCGGTTTATTGAAAAAGCGATAGCGAAATCTCCAAAACTTCTTACCAGTGGGTCGAACCTCAATGCATAAACCAGAGTGATCAGCAACTCTGTATACTTTTTCCTTTGCTTTTAATTGCTTGATTTTTAAGTCGTTTAACATGATGTGAGTAACAACCATTTTGATTCATTAGGTTTTACTCACAATATTACTCACAAATAAAAGTAATGTCATGTCACGTTAAGTTATGTGTAGTAACGATGACATTTCAATAAAAACAGATAGATATAACTCAAAGAAATGTAAGGTGACGCTATGTAATTTCAATGTTTAATATGGATGCAAGTCATCACTGATTGTATAAGTTGTTGTAATTTAATTATAAAAATATTCCAATGTATTTTATTACTCACAATATTACTCACATTTATTTTTATTGTGATAAAAAGGCCGCTTTTGCGACCTGTATTTTATGCACTTATCGTGTCGTCATCTGGCTTAACAATACATTCTAAAACGTAACTATTCAACCAGTAGTTTTTTCGCCCATCTTTCTTGGGGGATTGAATACGACCATCATTAATTCTGGCATAAAGTTCCTTTTTTGAAATATTCATTCTCAAAGCAAACTCGGCAGTAGAAATACGACGCTCAGTATTTGTTAAATCAATTGCAATTCCCACATCAACCTCCTTTGGCTTCTATCGAAGTACCACCATAAGTTCCATCGCCACCACAATTTAGGCAGTGTGTATAAACTCCTAAACCGTCTCCATCTGAACTAAAATTTTCTGGAATCTCACCAGTGAACACAGTCCCATCAATAGGTTTAGTGTGTACATGCGGTGCAAGGCCGTAATATGGAAATACGCAACCACCATCACCATCATCACAAAAATTACAGGTTTTGATTTTTCTTTCACTCATCCCCATCTCCTTGCGCTA